ACTCAAGGATTGCTCTAGCAAACAATACAGGAAAGTCAGCCGTGCCATTTGCTTCAACCAACCCCTCTGCTTTGCCACTCATGTGCAAATAAATGTTGTGTATTTCTTCGTCAGTCATTCTTGTCCCTTTGCTTTCATCATTGCATCTGCATACTGGTAAGCCTTACCACCCACAAACTCAAGAGTTGTTGTAAATCTGTTGTCTTCTCTACCAATAATTGCTTGCATAGCCTTTGCCGCAAAGTAATCACGCAAAGTCATGCCTTTAAATGGTTCACCCCATCCATTAAAACCTTCGTTTGGAAATGCTGGTTCATTCATTCTTGTCCCCTTGCTCGTATAGATTCAGCGCACAAATCTGCGGCATTTGAATATCTACCGTTGTCGTAAGCATCACACACCTTTGCACATTCTTCACGTTCTTTTTCTGCTATTAGTTTGGCAAAGGCTTCCATATGTTCCTCATACCCAATAAAACTTATTATTGGCGGGGAACAGTGCATTTCGTTGATTGAAAAACCTGCCTGACTAGCCATCTTAAACATTTCTTCTTTAGTCATTAATTATCTCCATGTAAATTCCCAATAATGTTTTTAGCATCCATCTTTGAAAAGCATTGGGTGGTTTTGATACATAACAAACAATAAATGTATTGCTATCTTCCCCAAATTGAAACTTAACATTTGCCTTGGGCGGGGAACGAAAAGTGCATGCGTCAAGCATTATTTTTTTCTCCTAGGGAGATTGATAATGCAATGACAAGCCCAGTCTCTAACAACTAAAACGAATAGCATTTTTTTATCAAACTGCTCTCTTTTGTCGTAGTAATCAATAAGCCACATGGCATCATTTAAGATGCTGTAAAGTTGCCTCTCATTCATTCTTGTCCCCCTCTAATAGCTTTTAATACCCTATCTGCGGTTGTTTGAAGCGTGCCTAGCAGGGCAACATTAGCTCTGTTTGCGCACGCCTCACGCTCGTCCTCTTGGATCTTCTTTACGACAAGAAACAACCCAACAACGTCAATGATCGGCCCGACGCGCTCTAGTATTTTTGTAACGTACTCTTCGTTTGTCATTTCTTAAGCTCCGTTAAAATCCAATGATCAAGTTTGTCGTGCATGGCTTGAATGTTGCGCGTGCCGACTGTTCTAAAATTATCTGTTAGCAGTGCATTGGTAGTGCACTCTGCAAACCCAGGGCCTGCCGTAAACGTAATCCTGTTATCTTCTGTGTTTATCTCAACGCCGTACCCTAGGTTGGCACTAAACCCAGGCATGATAACTTCTTTTGTCATATCTTCCTCCGTAATCGGATTGTACCATAAAAAAGGGCCGCCTCAAAGGACGGCCCAAACCGCCATGTCAAATCAACTTAAATTTCACAAACTCCGGCAACGCAGGCTAGCATTTGTGCCCCCTCGACGTTATCCGTAATTTCCTTAAAGTCTTCCCAGTTAATGATAGGCATTTTAGCTTTGAGATCCAAATACTCAGCCTCAGTGCATTCCTCGTAGGGGGCTTGCCTATATGTGCCACCGTCGTAAGGCAAGTATGAAACTCCGCTAATTTCCCCAAAATGATCCCAAGTCCACGCGCCCACGCTCGGCCAATCTTTTTCCTCAACGGAAATTGTGACAGACGGCTTATGCTCGCACCAATGACGCTGATAGGTGATCCATAGAGAGAGGTGTTCAATAGGTGTGACATCTCCTCTTGTAAGACCATCGGGTGCTCGTTGGGGGAAAGAGAAGACCATAGTCTGTTCAGGCTTGTAGACACAGTCTTCGGTAGGTACTCCGGACGCTCTAAGAAACTGGCTAAGAGGGTCTTTCTTATCGCCTCGTACTCTTCGGATGTAATACTTGGAGTGCCTTGGATGAATTCCAGAAGCGGCGTCAGTGAGCTGGGAGACTGTCCCACTCGGTTTGACACATGTGATAGCACAACTCGTAGGTATTCCGAGGATGGATGCCCATTCTTTATTAACAGCGCGAGCAGTTTCTCGCAGGGTGTCGAGTAAGTCATTTAGTTCTTTCCCTTCTGTGCAGAGCATCTTGTTGTCGTAGATTCCAGTGATTGAGACCCCGAGTAGCCTCTCCTCCTCTGTATTTCGTTGCCACACCTTACGCAGATACGGGAACTTAGTAAATGTAGACTGGATAGTGCCCAAGATGGTAGCAAGGCGTACCTTCTCAAGTAAAGTTTCTTTAGTATCGTCATGGCGCGCTATCACCTCAGTGAGATTACAAAATTGATAGGGACGTAAAACAATCTCAGAACATGGATTCGTACCGAATTCGTAGTTTGGATCACGTACACCGTACTTTTCCACAGTCTTACGGGCTGCTTCGCGATTGAAAATTCCTCTTTCACCAGAATGTGAATTGTATAAGGAAAGCCATTCCTCCATAAACTTTCCCACTGTAGGCGTCTCATTATAAACGGCCGAGTTATTAGCCAGTGCGCGATGGGGCGCGGTATCCCACCAAGGTCCAGATTTAGCATGGCGAATCCTTTCATCGTCCAGGTCTGACAAACTGATCATTGCAGATCTGCGAACACCGCCGACCACAACAACCTCTCCAATCTTACACATCATGTCGTGACACTCTAGTGAGTTTAGCTTACGTCCCTTAGCGCCCTTAAACGTCTTAACGGTAAACTCAAACAGGTCTACCAGGGGGCCTGGTCCGGATGCACGCCCGCCAAAAGTCTTTAAACGGGCTCCTGCGGGCCTAATGGCGCTCACGTCCCACTTGGGTATCTCCCCGGCGTATAGGTGCGCTATGATCAATCTAAGCGCCTTGGCCCACCCTTCCTTAGAGTCATGGACCTTGATAATGCCGTCGTAGTCAAACATTTGCTCGGGCACTTCAGGTAACTGGTTTATGTTCTTTGACTCCACGCTGAAGCCAACGCCGGTACCGCACAGCAGAATAAACATGGCCTCGTCAAACGCCTTGGGGTCGTCAATCGGCAGGTAGCTACAGTTGTATACACATGTGTTGTCGCGGTCTGCGCTCTTGCCTGCTGTCATCATTGCCCGCATTGAAGGAACGCATTCCATTTTTAATATAGCGTTGCGCAATTCTTCCTTTAATTCAGTATTATTTTTAATATTTGATGTTCTATCAAATACGTAATCGATGTACCTTTGAACCGTTTCTCCCCAATTTTCTCGTCTATTTTCGCTATCTAGAAATTTAGAATAACGGCTCATTGAAATGTATTCTTGGTATTGATCCATTTGTTTTGCTCTTTTTGTAGTTAATGTTAGAGGGCAAAAAAGGGGCCGAAGCCCCTTTGCCTCCCCCGCTGTTTGTTAGACTGCAAAATCCTCTGCGGCACTTGAACCACCGCTTAATTTCTCACCGTCTTCCAATTTTTGCACGTTGTTCAAACCGCATGCAATTCCTTTTCCACCCTTGGTGTCGTATGGGTAGAACGTCAAAGACGCACGGCCATAGCAACCACTGTAGAACTCTTCTGGGTCGATAATCGCGTTCATGTCCGCGTCAACCACGCCAGGCTTGCGAGATGAATTGGCGTTGATGAAGTACATACCCTGGTACTCTTCGCCTTCTCTCTCCTCATCACCGTCACGCAGGCCACCCTTAAGTCCCTTAACGGAGTTACCGAACATTGCCTTGTTGGCTTCCTTGCACTCCTCGACTGCTTTGTTAATCTTGGCCACGGTCTCTTTGTCAGACTTTGGAATCAACAGAGCTATAGAGTACTTTGGCTCTCCGCCCTCTTGGCTTGCCTTTGGTTGAAAGACTGTAACGTAAGAGAAACGAACTTTACCTGTTACCACTTTTGTTTTGACTGATTGAGCCATTTTAATTTACCTTTTTAGCATTAGATCCGGACTTAAGTAGGGGCCGGACCGACAACCCTATAACGCTCATTGTATCACACTAATCGTCGTACAGTATCCTGAGTTTCGATAATGCGACACGTATCGCGAGAGACTTCACAAAGTTGCCGTAGTTCTCCGAATTTGCCAAGAGCTTGGGATGATCGGCTACAACAAACAAGATATCGTTCATGGCATCGCGCAAACGCTCCAATGACTTACGATTCTCCCATTGTAGCATAGGCTCCATCTCTTTGCAATACTTTTCTATCATTACCTCGGGGATAGTGATATTTATATTGAAGAACTGAATGTTCATGCGAAGTCTTCCGCTGTAGTGTCCTTCACACGCACCAATTTTGGTGCGCCCGGCGGTCTGGCAATTAGGTCCCCGAGTATTGTGGCGATTTGCCCCTTTGGCGCAAGTTTCTCTAGCGACGCAACGGACTTTAGCTTAGGCTCTTCGTAGATCTTTCTTTTGGATATGCCCATCTCAATAAGCCTCATCTCGGCCATCTTGTGGTCCGTGATCTTGCGGTGCGTGACCGTCGTGCCTAGCGCGTAGCCGGGTGGCGTGATGTTCTCAGCAACTGCGCGGTTAAGCGCAAACTCCTCAACGTCATTCACCCAGGTCTTTAGACTGCTCGCGCGTTCGAGCACCATCGTGACCTCGTCCTCTGTGAGCAGTGGTGGCTCCCTGAAGTCTAGCTTTGCCAGTTCGTTGTTGAAGTCTGAGCGTGCTCGGCACTGCGCCTTAGCGCGACAGAACTGGCAGTGATCGCCAGGGATAAACTCACCGGATCCGCTCCACGCCTTCTTGGCCTTTGGCTTAACGTAGTACTGCGCCCAGTCTAGTAACTTCTCTAGCGTTGTGTGGTCTGTTGTGATCGAGTCGAGTCGTGGCTGTACGATGGTGTACTCAACCTCTGTTACCTCTGGAAACTCTTCTTTAAACTTGCAGTACGCGCCAAGTGCATACAGACGCAACTGGCTGTTGTCCTTCGCTGATACTGGAATGCCTTTGCCAAACTTAAGGTCCATCACGCGGATCTTATTTTTGGAGAGTATCACCACATCCGCGGTGCCGAACCCCTCGGGGATGTAGTCGCTGAAATCGACGCGCTGTTCAAAGAGTGGAGTGTCTCCTTCGCCAATCTGAGAGCGGACGTAAATGACGTAATTATTGACGTACTCGTGGAACTCTTTGTTGTAGTACTCTGTTGATTTAACTTGTTCGATAATTTTGTCATATTCTGCTTTCTTTATATGACCGAACAGCAAACTTAGCTCAGCATCCGCCAGGGTATGCGCTGTTGTTCCCTCCTCGCTGTAGCTAAAAGATCCTGCCTGTCTTTTTTGTTCTGGAAGTGTGGCCTCTAATCTGGCAGATGGTGTGCATGCCATCCACCTTTCGGATCCGGATGCTGAGAGTAGTGCGTGTGCGGTCATTTAAGTCTTTCTGTTCTGGTTAAGGTACTATAATAATGCACAAAGGACCCGTAGGTCCTTTCGTTTTGTGTAAGTATATTTGCTTTTATTTATTCTCTTTTAGGGCGGATATTAGTTTAGCCACCTCACTGCCGAAATCTATTGTGGTTTCTAGCTTAACATCCACTTTATTTTCCTTAACCTCGCGGTAGTCCTCGGGGAACATACTCTTTGTCATTACCTCATACAGCCTAGTGTTATAAGTTCTATTACTTAAATTGGCCATACCCTCACGCTCCCACCACGCCTGGGACTCTGTGGTGGCCCGGCTGACTGCCTCAGCGAACTCTGCATTGTCTTTCTTCCACTTGTCCGCTGTGGACTTGCTAATACCCAACGCGGACCACATGGCCTTTTGCGTTGCTCCCTGCATGCCGAGCTCGATGATCTGCTCGCACATCTCGGGTTTGTATTTTGTTGGTGTTTTTGTTGCCATAATTTTTATTATTAAAAGAGACCGTAGCCCTACGCGTCCATAGGGTTCACCAGTTAATTCTGGATTCGATTTGAGGTCCTTGCAGGTCCCTTGCCGGTCAGTTAATGCCCTCTACGGGAAACGTTGGCGACGGCCGGGAGATCCCAACCCTACACTTCGGCTCCATTTGCCTCATGTTTAACCACCAACAAATATAAAGACTGCTACCTGTTGTTCACAGAGCAGGATACCTGCATCTCTCACAATCCTCATACTTGTTAGCTGTTGGCAAAATAAGGCTTTCTTAATGCATCATAACAATGCTCCGCCTCGTATATACCAACAAGAATGAGGACTAGATCATTGTTACCTTGTGCACAGGCTTCTCCCCAATCCTCATACTTGTTGGGCCCGAGGAATTTTTATACACCCTACCTCGGACTGGTGTCCTGAGAATTAGATCATCAGGTTCTCTAAATATACTAATGCAATTATTTGGGTTCTTTCGCCCCAATTGTTTGATCGCGCACTTGCGCACGCTGTTTGGCCTCTGCTAGGGCCTCGTTGACCACCACGCGGGTGATAGCGCCGGCTAACTCCATGCGGGCCTTCTCTACGTTTTGGGCGTTAGAGATGCCGTTCTTGTCCATTAGCATCCTGAGTAGTTTGCTCTCGCTCATGCTGTGGCTACCGCGGTAGTTTCTGGCGCTGTCTCTTGCTTGTCCTTGCTCAGCAACTCAAAGGCCATGACCTGGGGACCGACCTGGTTTTGAATGGCCATGATGAACGCGTTGAGCGTTGTTGTAGGCGCCTGACTGGGCATGTTGAGTATCGTCAAGAGGGTGTTGATCTCTTGCACTTGGAACTTCAACGCTACTTGAAGCGTGTCTATTGTTGTCGTATCTGCCATTTTCTTTCTCCTTCGGGTTATAAAACTAGATCTCTTTTAACTCTTCGCGCAAAGTCATGCACAAAGTATGGGCCAATAATCTTAAGCGCGTTTAAGTACTCAAGATTGTTTGCTAGGTTGCGATCAAGGTAGGAATTTTCTTCTGCCTCAGCCGCGTCGTTGATATCATCCTCCAGGTCTCTGTAGGCGTCTATCAGCTCTTTATCTAATATCTCTTTTACTGACATCATGTTGTTCTTCTCTCTATCTCACGGTTGATGTAAAAAACTGCCTTCTTCAAATCCTCAATGGCGTCATGCTTTAGGTCCGCACGCCAAATGTATTTGACTGCGTTGCCCAAGCAAAAGTTCATGTGCTCGGTGATCTGTATGCACTCGATAGTTTCACCGCAAGAACATTTTGCGGGACTATTGGTATAGTGACTTGGAT